TGCGGTAGGCCTCTGCCAGCGCATCGCCGCCGCCGTGCGGTACGGCTGCTGTGCTGGCGATCCGCTGACGTTCTCTGCTGGCGTGGCCGAACTGGACGGTTCCGCCATGCACCCATCCACCATGCTGGAGTACGCCGACCGCGCCATGTATCAGGCGAAGCGTTCGGGCAAGGATCGCGTAACCCTGCATCGCCCAGCCTTTCACCGCGCCGTGATCGACGGCGGACTCTTTCAGCGCATCACGCGCTATCTCTCCCTCTAACCCGCAACCCGAAAGGATCTCCAATATGAACATTCACGACTATCCGGCGATGCGGCAATGCGCGATCAACCTTCTACCAGGAGAATCGTTCGTTGCTAAAAACTACAGCTATGCAACTGATGATATTCAGGCCGCATTGGACCATCTCACCCATAGCTTTCCCGCGTTTAAATGGAGTGTCACCCGCAATGATGATGGCAACCATGTTGTTACTCGAATCGAGGCGAACCGTGGCTAAATTCAAGGTCAAAGTAAAAATCAAAGCTGAGTACGAATACGAGGTCGACGTGGACACCAATACCGAAGCGCAGGCCGAAGACGGCGCAACCCGCGTATGGCGCGAAAATATGCCCGAAGACTTCCAAGTCGAAAAGGGTTACGTCACAGCCTACGAAACGGAAGCCGAACAGCTCACCGCTATCTGTCCCGGTTGCCACGTCGAACACGTCATCCCTCACGACGATCTGCGCGTCTGTCACTGCGGCCAGTTTGGACACAATCCCTACTACGAACCCTCTGTGCCCCTCAGCAAGCGCGCCCCAATGCGCCCACACCTCATCGTTGACAATGTTTGCACTCCCGAGCCGTGGTGGTGGGACGATCACGATTACTGCGCCGCCTGCGGTGCAAAGATTGAACTGGAGGATAAGGCCCATGGCTGACATGATCGACGTTTCGCCCCAACCCACCTACCCGCGTGAATACCTCGGCGATGGTCTCTATGTCGAGTTCGACGGCTACCGGCTTCGTCTGTGGTGCGATCGCGGCGACCAAATCCACGAAGTCTACCTTGAAACCGGTGTGCTGGCCGCGTTCTTCCGCTATGTCGAAAAACTGAAGGGCGGTTCCGTTGCCAAAGGGTGATTTCACTCTCGCCCAGGCTAACGATCTGGCCCGGTACTTCTTCGGGCCAGATTGGACGGCTATCCTCGATCCCTCGCCGGATGGGTTTTCTTGTGTTCTCAATTTCTCTCCCACCGGAAATGGAGGCAATGCCAAACGCGGGCGTTCGTGGCGCGAGGTCTTTCGCGCCGCTGGCGTCCAGCTCCCGCTCCGTCCGCAATACGTGGCTAAAGGAACCTCGGTCATGTTCGGGGAGACCGCGATCTGCACGGCGGTCAGTAACACCTCGGCGAAGCGGATCGCCGCCGCGCTCAACAATCACATCCCAGACAGAAGGGGGATCTAGATGAATAACTCACCAGACATCACACCTGCAGAGTGGGACCGCATCCGCAAGTACATCGCGGACGGTCCCGCGCGTGTCCACCTTGACGAAAACGGCGTGGTTTTCTTCGACGGCGGCATGATGCATCCGCGTGCCTACCTTCAAATCATGGAAGACGACGAACCCTTCGACGATGGGCCTATAGACATCCTCAAGCACGTAAGCAACGCGTCAGCTCCAGACGCGCTCATTGGCACGATGCCCGGTTCTCTGCGCGGAGTCGAATCGCTTCCTCGTTGGAAGCCTAAGCCACCTGACACCGAATGATGCATGTGTAAGGTTGTTACATAAATCCCTCACCGCTTGCGCTGGGGGCTTTCTGCTGGCATCCACAGCTCTGGGTGTACCTTGGCGTCTGCGATGGCCTCCCGCAGGCCTTTATGCCTCGCCTCGTCGCGCTCCCACTCCAGCTCCTCGCGCAGCTTGGGCGGGGTGGCGTGGGCGAAGTGGGCCATCTCCCACCAGGTCACGCTGTACCAAACATCCTCCCCCTCCCACTGCACCCATATCCCGCTCTCGTAGATCGCCACCCGCATCCACCCTTGGTAGTGATGCGTCGGGCCGTCGACGGTGGTACGGAATTGGGCGCGGCACTCCTCGCCAGCGGGTAATCGACTAGGTTCGCGCATGACTAGGTTTCTGGCTCCGTGTCCTCGAGGCCCATCTCGAACCGCGTTAGCTTATTCGCCTCGGCCAGTTGCGCTGCGATCTCTGCAAGCATAAGCAACTGCCCCATCTGGGTGTCTGCCGCTCGTTGTGCTAAAACGCTGACGATCTCGGACGGCCACGCATCTTTGCCCAATTCGCCAATGTCTTTGTGCGCTTTGCTCGCCCACTTCCGAATCTCTTCTGCAGTCATCTAGTTTGGGCTCTGGAATGCCTGTAATCACTGCCGCCGCACCCATGAGATAGCTGTGATATTCCAAAATCTTCTCTGGGATCGCGGGAATTTCAGAAACTCGAATGCGCTGAGTGCGGTCGGGGGGAAGTCCCACTGCGAACGTAACGTTATAGCCAGTCTTGCCAAGTGAGGCCATAAGACGGGCGCGGTGAAGTGCTTTCTTCATCTGCTTTGAAGGCTGTTTCACGGTAGTTTCACCTCTTCGAGCGTCATGGGCATATTGCATTTATTGCAGAATGGCATCTCGCGACACTCTTCTGCAGGGCGACTTTCTACACAGCCACAACCGACGCATTTGAGCTTGAACGTGGCTTTCTGTTGTCTTGGCTTTAGCAGTAAAAATTGCTTAGTCATCGAATAACTCCAGTGTTTGTTTCTCAGCTCGTCGCCGGCGTTGCCGGCTGCGCAGCCGGTGCGCCAGGTCATAGCGGTTGTGGTGGAGCTGGCACGCCGCCAGCAGGTTTTCGTCTCTGCAGTCGCTTGGGTCATGGTTCAAATGCGCGACGGTCAGCACCACGATAACGCCAGTGAAGGGATGCCGCGAACCATGCATGGCGGTGCAGCGTTCGCCGTCCTCCGTCTTCATCTCGCAGCGGTAGGCCGCTCGCTCAAACCGGATACGGTCACTAATCGCTGGCCAATCCTTTGGGTATTTGGATTTGTTTTCCTTCAGAATCGGCATTTTGATCGCTCATTTGAAAAACTCATTGCACGCGCCGCAGAATCTCTCCCGCGCATCGTTGGGATTGTGGCTCACTCGGCTGCACTTTGGACAGGTGAAGGTCTGGGTATTAGTCGCCGCCGCCAGCAGCTCAGCGGTATGTGGATCTACCTTGCGGATCATCGCCTGGGCCTCTTTATAAAACTCCCGCTGGCACTCTTCTTTGAAGCAATACGCAAACTGCGCTGTCGCCCATCCGGTCTTTTGCGTGAGCGGATCTCCGCAATGTCCGCATGCAATGAGGCGAATGACGTTGGCTTTATTCCACAGCAAAAGAGCGAGTCGGACAGCCTGGTCTGGTGAGAAGACGATATGGCCTACGCCATCGGCATCGGGCTTTAGATCCGGGTGATTAATAACAACGTTCTGGCCGTCCGCAGTCAACGCGACGATTAGCTCTCCCCTGGCTGGCGTCTGTTTGCTCATTTTCCAAACATCTTTCTGGCGTTGTCTTCGCCGGTCTGTCCCATGCGGTCGCGCTCGAACTCCTCCCGCGATTCGCCTTCGGGAAAGGTTTGGTTCATATAGGCCTCATCCGGCGTAGGCACTTCATTGAGCACGTCCACCGTGGTGAAGACATTTTGCCGTATCGGCGCGGCCAGGTCGATCCGCAGTATCACGTGGGCCCGCTCGTCGTTCTTCGGCCCTGTAAAGCCATTGCCGGCGCAGTCGATACACTTCCCATCGATCGCGCCGGCCTCGATGGCGTCGGCAAGCTGCCGCAGCCCTGTCGGAAGGTTCCTATCCATCGCCGTCTGGATCTCGTCGGGCGTGAAGACAACCGTTGTGGGAAGCATCGGACGCCTCATCGGAAAACTTACTATGTCGAGCACGGCGTTTGTAATCCCGCGCTCGATGCGCTTCATATTATCGACCTCTGCCAGTACTGCCCGTATCTCGGACAGCTCACAAAGCAGTTGAATGGCGTACTGATTCGACACCACAAACACGACTTCGCCCTGCGCCCAGGCCTCGGCCACCATGCGATGCGTCTCCGGTCGTATCAAATGCGACGCGGGGGTCTGTGTAGCCACTGCGGACGCTGCCGCCAGCCGTTCTTCGTGCGTAAACTCTCTCATCGTTTCACCTCACTCCGTTAGTGCCACCGTGCCAATTCCCAGCCGATCCGAAGACAGCCAAGATATAAATTCCAGCAAGCGAAAGGGCCGCGCTCCAATCGCCATCCCCGATCACGTGGACGGGCCTTCTTTATCAGAAGAAACTTCCTTCCTAACTTGATCTTCACGTCTACCTCAGCCAAAGACACTCATAGTGTGGATTCTGATAAAACCTCGTGTCGATGGCGGCCATGATCTTCCCGCTCACCGCATGCTTGCCGATGCTCCATATCCATTGGTCGTTTGCAGCATCGCAATAGTCAGTACCATCTTCGTAAACGTCCAGAACAAATAGGCCAGCTCCAATGGAGTGGCCTATTTTGTTCACATCGATGCACTCGCCCAAATCCAGCTTCTCGCGCATTCGTAGGTTCTTCATTGTTCAACTCCCTCACATCCTGCTTCTTTCAACACCCAGCGCAACGCTCTGCGCCACGCTACAGCTTCCAGCTCGTTGAGTTGCGGCTTTGGCATTTCGCCTTTTTCATCTCGCAGGTTACGCCTGAGTACCAGGTAATCTTGAAGTTGGTTCTCCGCAGTGGAAAGCATGTTGCGGATTTTGGCTTCCAGTTCAGGGGTCAAGTGCTTCACTTCTCGACCTCCACATTCTCGTGGGGCAGTTCTTCCACAGCAAACGTGACGTAAGCGTTCGTGTCGGTCATCGCGCGAAGCACGAAGTTAGACGGCAACGAATTAAGCCATTCTTCACCGGCTTTGCAACTATTGAATGCCTTTACCGTAAATCTCGCCATTTACTTTTTCTCCTCTACTTCCACGTCCTCGCCCGAAGCGTTGCCGTCTTCCATCACCACGCTGACGTTGCCGCCCGTCTCCACGCGCTCGATGAGCACCTGGTACTTGTTCGCCTTGGCCAGCTCGTCGACGAGCTGCAGGCTGTCGTCGTCCAACAGGCTGCCATCGCGGACACACAACACCCGCAGCTTCGGATTAGCGGCCATGCCGATGGCCATGCTCACGCGGATCTGCGCGGCGTCGGACGCCTGGCTGAGTGGGAAGCCGTCGTAAACGACCTCGCCGTTTGCAATCGAAAGTTTCTCGATGGGCATCTTCGCCCGCGCGATCGCGGCCTCGCGCTCGGTATCGCGCTCCTTCATGCGCTTGTCGATCACGTCCCAGGCCTCGTCCGCTGCCTTGAGATCTGTTTCGAGCTGGCGATAGTTCGCGGCGCGCTGGATGGCCGCGTTGGTCTCGTTCGCTTGGGTCAGCTCGGCCGCCACCTCGGCGGTGTCGATCTCCACGCCGATCACGACCGCACCGGCTCGCGCCAGAGCCTCCGCGCCGGCGTTCACGCACGCCTCGGCTTCCTCGTCGAGGACGCTGGCCTGCCGGCGCAGCTCGGCGGCCTGAGTACGACGCTGGCTGGCCTGCGCGGCGTGTGTCTCCGCATCTCGCGCCAAATCCGCTTTCTTCCTGCGCTGCTCAGCAACCCCGCTGTTGTGCTGGGACGCGTTCTGCAGCTTCAGGGTTATAGCGGCCACGTCGATCGCTTGTGCCGGCAAGCCCTGCGCGGGAGCGGACATCGCAGCCACCCGGTTCTTCAGCGACTCGGCCACTCGGCCAGCATCGCGCCTGGCGTCATAGTCGGTCTTCTGCTCGGCCTCCATCGCGTCGATGTCCACGTCGAACTTCACCAGGCCGCGCAGCTCCTCCACCTGGTCGTCGGGGTCTTTGCGCTTGAACGCCACCGGGTCGAAGCTGATTTTGCCCAGCAACTTGTCCAGCAGGATCTGCGGGCTGGGAAAGGCCTCGCCGCGCTTGCCGGTGACGGTGAGCTTGGATAGGTAGGTTTTCCCGTCCGTGCTCTTCTCCTCGTCGACTACGGTGAAATGCCGCGTCACGATGAAATCGCCGATATCGACCTTCACGCTGCCGGTGCGCTGCCCCTTGCGGATCGGGTAGCGCGGCACGCTCGACGTGCCGGTGAACGCCCAGGCGACCGAATCCAGCACGGAGCTTTTGCCCTGGCCGTTCTTGCCGGCGACGACGACCATATTGTGTTTGGGCTTGATGTGCGCGAGCTTCACGCGCTTGATGTTTTCGATGCGCATCTCAAGGATGTGCATGTTGTCGCTGCTGGCTTCTACGATCGCATCGATCTGCGCGTTGCGTTCTTCCTTGGGAACTCGGGCCATGGTGTTGCTCCTTTGCAATCTCTATACCGTACCAAGACAATATAGGGACGGTACAGAGATGTCAAAGGATTAGTTATCGCACATCCATGCGAGATTGCCTCCCGCGCCAGTGGCTACGCTAAACGTAAGAGTCACCGACCCATTTGCATAGACCGTGTTCGTTAGAAGGCTCATGGCTGTAACTCCCGAAGCATTCATCCCCGTAATGGTGCAAGCGGCTGATGCTGTAGGGACAAAACCCGTGACCACGATTACGGTGGACGTGGCGGATATAAGCGCGACCGTGCCGTGAAAGTGGCCCAGGCTGTTGAGGGTGGCGGTGGAACTGCACGGAGACGCCACCGTGCAGATGGGGGAGCCGGCAATCGATCCGCTCGTGGCGGAGAGCGCACCTGCAACGGCAAACGCTCCGGTATGCGTCCAGGCTCCGGTGCCGCTGTTGGAGGTGATCGCTGTAATCCCGGATGCGAATCCCCCTGTGATTGTGAGCGCCAGCGTTCCTGTGCTGAAGGCGTCATTTGCAAAACCGATGGTGTATCCCGACCCGGAGTTGGCGGTATATACGATTCGATTGTTCAGGGCGGCCCCGGAATTGATATAGGCAACCGAGGGTTGCGTCGAGGCGTTTCCAGTGAAGATTTGCACGCTGTTCTGCGTCGTCACGTTGACGGGCGCGGAGTTCGGTCCAGTGGCGATGAAGTTCCCGTTTGCAGTGATATTCCCTGTAGTCGTATACGAGGCGGAGCTGAGCGCCGCAGCGAAGGCGCAGGCAGAGGCGGCGTGCGTGCAGGTGAAGTAATTCTTGACGGTCCCACTACTCGAAGCGCCTAGAACTTGGAAGTCGCCCTGAGTCGTGGAGTTCGCGCCATAAGAAAAAATCCTCCCCATGCCATTGAAATAGTCCAGCACAGACGCGTTAATCTGGTTGTTGGCCAGGGCCGCAGTGGCGATGTATTGCAGGGCGGCGATCGGCTTGCTCACGACAACTTCCGTTCCGTTCTCCGCCATCGAGGAGGCCGCGCACGTCCCCGCTGTCGTACCGACCATCTGGATCTGGCCTGCGGTTCCCACCGGGCACCCGCCCGGGCCGCTTCCCCCGCCCGTGGTGATGAGCGCCCCGGTAGCGTCGAGGCTGATTGGCACGAACGTACCGTCCGGCTTCATTCCATACACCGCCGCTTTGTACATGCCTGAGGGTGGCTGCGTACTGGTGCTGTTGCCGGATCCGATTGCGATCAGCAGCTCGTTGGCCGCGTCTAGGGAGATCGGTTGAAACGTTCCGTTCGGCAACGGGGCGTAGAAAGCATATTTGTAGATGCCGGAAGGTGGATTCTGCGCAATTGCGGAGACGCCGAATATGAGCCAAAGCAGGGAGGGCGCAAAGCGTTTCATGGGAGGGCCTTTCTTAGGGGTGAGTAACGAGACAGTTTACGGAGGTCATGGAGGTGACCGCCGTGGGGGACGGATTGAAGAGCTGCATTTGAAATTGTGTCGTGGTGATCGTGCCGCCGATATTGGCCGGGATCGAGACCCCTCCGACCACTCCAGTCGACATGCAGCCCGTCACAACGTAGTTGGTATCTGGCTCGGCCACCGGCATCGTCAGCGTGGCCACGCAATCGTTATTGGCCGGGCTCAAGCATCCGGTTCCCGTAGCGATCTGCATGCCTGCTCCAGGAGTCATCGCTGTCGTGACCTGCAGGGCTTTGACGGAAATCGGGAATGGAATGGATACGGCTTTAGCTCCGGGAGATCCGCTTTGCGAGAGGGTATAGGTCGTTGTGGGATTGGCCCCCGCACCTAATACGTCCGTCCAGATCCATTGATCGGTGGCTGAGAACGTTCCATTCCAGAAACTTCCCCCAACGGCCAGGGTCGACGAGTTGAAGTTGGCAGAAGAAGTTGCTGCGCCTAAAGCTCCCGCTCCAATTCCAGATGCACCGGATTCCACTCCAGATCCAAAGACTGTATTCGCGCTGACGAATGGGAAAGAGGTGTTGTTGAGAAAGGATATGTTCGCGCCTGGAGGGCCGAATATGGTCAGGGTTGGATTAGCGTTGGTTCCAGGATTCTGGAAAGACTGCATGCTAAAAGTTACAGGTGTCGATCCAGTTCCATTCCATACATTCGCAGTGAAATTGAGCGCGGGAGAACTTACGTTCGCGCTGGATGTTGCGAGAGTGAGGGAAGCAAGGCTCTGTGTTTGCGAAAAAAAGTTGGCCAAGTCGTGCAATGCGATGTCTGTGACGGTTGGCCCGTTGGTCTGCACTCCTCCCGTTCCGGAGGCCACAACATTGCCCGCCGCCAGAGATGTGTTTGTGATGGTCGCGGTGGATACCGACGTTGGGGTGATGTTTGCCAGCCCCACGTTCACTGTCGAATTGCTCGTCGGATTCGTCACGCTGACGGTGACGCCCTGGGTGCCATTGCCGGATACGCTGGTCACGCCTGCGGCCACGGGCGGTACTAGTGTGCACCCTCCCGCCGCGCAGGTGTAATTCGCTGCCGGCATTACGCGCTGGTCGAAGATCATCGTATTCGTACAGGCGCTCGTCAGGCCCGCGATCGTATCGCTCGGGTTTGCGCCAGGCAGGATGTCGACCAGCGTTGCGGTCGCGTAGGCGCAGGCCGTCGTGATGGTCTTCTGAATCGTGGTCAGCGTGGTATTTCCCATGTTGACGTAAAACACCGTATTGGCCTGTTGGGTCTTGAACGGCGCAATCGTCTGCTGGGAAAAGGCTGTGGAGCAAAGGCTCCATAGTGCCGCCGATACGCAGAGGATGCCAAACCACGTGTAGGCGTCGCTCGGGATACTATTCAGTTTCTTTCTCAACTCCATGTCGCTCCTCCAAAGGGGTAGTAGTTACCGTCTTCATCCAACATCCAGGCCTGCGCGGTTGCCCCGCCCGGCACCGGATTCACCTCGGGCGGGTTTTTGAAGTTGACCGGCCAACTCATCGTCCAGCCTCCGGCTCCGTTCTGCTTTACCAGGGTTAGGATCGGTGTTCCTGGGGTGAAGTTCTGCGCAGTCGAGCTCACACTCTGGTTCAACGTCAGGCTCTGCCCATTTCCATTCGCGCCGTTGAACTCCGCGACGCCGCCCACGATCGGCACGATCACCAGGCCGCCGAAGCTGAAAGAGCCGGTCACGATTAGGTTGCCGTCGATCGTGATCGAGCCGTCGATCGTCTGCAGGGCTTGCGACGGTGGGTTGGTGAGGACCGGGATTCCGTTGGGCGATGACGGAGGCGACGGGTAGATCTGCGGCGCGTTGCTCAGGTCGATGGTCTGCGCGCCGACGAACTGATACGCCCCGCACTGCAGGATGTTTCCGTCGCCGTCCAGCAGCGTGATGGCGTAGTAGGTGCCGGCGGGGAAGATCACGTCGTTTCCCCACAGCTTGATGCTTAGGCCGCTGCCGAGGTCGTAAAAATCTTCAGGACCTGGCTGTGACACATTCGAGGTTCCTTTGATGCAGGGCAGCGTCAGGCCAAACCCGCACAGCGCGATTCGCAGCACTGCAGGGCTTGCCGTGGTTCCGGCCGCGACGCCGCTCACATCCTGCAGGGTCGCGGTTAACGTGATCTGGGGAGTTAGTGGCATAGGGGGAGGGTTACTCGAAGAACATCGTAAGCCCCATCGTCACGCGACTGGGGTGGTTTTGTTTGTCGCTGATGATGTTGTCCTTGAACCACTGCCGCATCGGCCTGTCAAGAAACAACCAGTAAAAGCAAGGGCGCTCTTTCTCACACAACGTATCTTCCAGCGTCTTGCCTTCGCCGAAGTCGGAACTGCTATGGCCAAAGTAGATATCGTCCACGTCATGCAGCAACCTCTGGTAGATACGGGTGTTGTGGTCGATGCGTATCAGTTCGTTCGGCTCGTTAGCCCGGAACTCATCTGCGGTCCCGATCACGTCCATCCACTCGCCCCATCCCGCACGCACGCGATTACGCAGGCAGTAGCAGATGGCTTTCATCTGCTCGAGGCTCCCCCGCGGCCCGGCCTCGAACGCGGCGTAGCGTACCAGCATCACGCGGTCCACATCTTTCTGTGTCATCGGCGGCGTCCTCTCAGTTGGCAGCGGTGAGGCCAGGCGCGATCGATGTTGACCGCGTGGCGATTCTTATCCCGGTACGACGCAAAGCACCGCGCGCACATTCTGAATTCCTCTACCTTCCAGCCGTCAGCTCCGGTGTCGCGGTACGAGGTTTGTACATGCGTCGAGCGGCGCGGGCAGCACACGCAGGTTTTATCCAGTCCGTACACTCCTCGGCATGGGAAACGCGGCGTCACGCCAGATGCACCTTCTGTTTCTGGTTCTCGACGATGAACTGCTTTGTCAGATGGGCCTTGTGACTCTCCCATCCGCTCTCGAATCCGGCGTTGAACATCTTCCTCGCAGCATCCGTCTGAACGTCGCTCATGGCGGCCTCGCGGAACTTCGGCAACACCTGGCTGCGCCAAAGCTCATCGCACATTTTGCTTCGGAACTTCTCGTCGTTCTCCATATCCATCAGTTCACCTTTTTGCGTGTAAGCGTCGAGCTGCCTCGCGCAAAACTTCTTCGTTGTATTGCCAGCCTTCTTTCTTGGCTTCGTCCGCAAACATGATCAAGGTATTCGCTATGATCTCGTCGGAAGATGTCTTCAACTCGTCGTTTGTGTTCGTTGCCATCAGTTCACCGTCTCTCCGTTGCGCCACATGTAGAGCTGCTGCAAATACCACTCCGCCGCCGGACCAGTGCTCAACGGAAACGCCCGATGTGCCTCTGCCTCGGTGATCACCCCCGCTCGAATCATCGTCATCAGCGCCGTTCGCCAGCCCACGTACTTCGCCGAAGTCGGCACACCGAACTCGTCGAAGCCCATGATCATCCACTCGGTGCCCAGCGGGGCCTGCAGGGTGCCTACTCTCAGGAACTCCGGCACTTCTGCCTCGTATGCCTCGCGCTCCATCAGCATCCCGCTCGCGGTCTGGATCATGTCGCCGGCCAGGTGAAAGCTCTTGTCGGCCTCCGCGTTGTACTTCGCCTTGCGCAGCCGCTTGGCCTTCACGAGCTCGCCCTCGGCTGCCTGCGTCATCTCGCCGGCCTTCACCTGGGCATAGTCGTGTTGCATGGCGGTCTGGCCGTTCCACATCGGGTTGCGGATCACCAGCGGCAGCACACCGCTCTTTCCGTTGGCGCTCATCTTCACGATGCGGTCGTCTTTCAGGAGTACGCGATCCTTGCTCCCCAGCGCCCCGCACAGCCGCTCGTAGAACTGCCAGGGGCTCAGGACCTCGCCGCGCCTCATCTCTTCGTTTTCGCGGCCTTCCCAGCGTTCCTGTCCCTTCCACTTGTTGCGCTCCTGCTCGGCCGCCAGCAGCTCGTGGATCCGCCAGCGCATCTCCAGCTCCTGCTCGGGCGTCTTGGCGTCCTCGATCTCCATCTGCATCCGCTCCATCGCCTCCTGCACGCGCGGGTGGCGGCCCAGCTCGTTCATCTGCCGGGTTGCCTTCTCTTCCTTGTGCCAGTCGGCGAAGCTCGGAGCATCACCCACCGCGACGCCATCGATGCCCATGCCCAGCGCGAGGCCCAGCCCGTCCAGCGCCTGCTCATCACTCGCGCGGGTATCGGCGACGTAGCGGCCTCCGTCAATCTCCTCCGCCGCCTTGCGGATCTCCGCCTCGGCCGGGTGAGCCTTCGGCGCGCTCTGGTGGCGGCGCGCAATGTGGAGTGCTGCGCTCTGTGGTTTGTTGCTCATTGGTCTGCCTCCGGGTTGCACGCGATCGCCAGATTCATCGCCATCACGGTCTCGCGCAGATGACGCATTGCCGCTGTCTTGTCCGCGCAGTCCGGCACGCTCTTATCGAACAGCTCCGCGAGTTCCTTGGCCGAGTTGCGCAGGTCGAAGTACTTGGCAAGTCGCGTCGGCGTCGGCGTGTGATATTGAAACCAGTTGTCGATGTCTTCCTGTCTCATTGCTGGCCTTCTTTCTTCTCTTCCTGTTGTGGTTGGTTCTCCTGAATCATCGCAGATGAGATCAGCGCCGCCGCCGTCTTTGGCGTGACGTTGTTACGCACGGCATAATCCAGCAGCTTGCCCACGCGCGGACTAGTCGCCGCCATCTGCAACATCCACCTCTCAGCCTTCGCGCCGGCATAGGCTCCCGCGACCGCGCCCTCGTAGCCGCCGATCTGGTGGCCGAGATACGCACCCGCGAACCCTCCCACCTTGCCATGCATGACGTTGTGCAGCACGCTCATGCTCATGCCCTTCAGCCCTGCTGCTGCCTTCGGGGTGTTCAGGATGTTCGAGATCCTGGTCATGCCCTCCATGCCGTCCTTGCCGATGACGTTTTCCATGCGGGTGATGCCGTAACGCTTGATGAGCTGCTGCATCCCGTTCTGCATCCGGACTCCGCTCAGCACGCGGCCACCTTCAACCTGCGAGGCGTACCGGTCGTTGACGTTGGCGGCGTGGTTAATCACGTCATTCAGGCTGTCCAGTACCTTCGAGCGGTTCCACAGCTTCGTGGCCTGCTGGCGATCGCCCTGCGAGATCCCCGGCGTGTTGTCGATGAGATTGTCGATTTGCTTTTCATAATCGAACTTCGCGGTGAAGTCGCCGCGTGCGCCGGCTGATGCTCTCGCCCGGTTCAGAGTGTTGAACGTTCCATTCGTAGCCTGGTCGAACTTCTGATAGATCGGTCTCGCCGCATTTTGGAGCTGATCGGCGGCATCGCCGAAGTGACTCACGCCCTCGGCGGCGGCATTCGACTGGATCTCTGGGAAGTGTGGCAGGGTGCTTGTATAGCTGTGGTACATGTCCATCTGTTCCTGCAGGTCGTCGCGGGCTTCGGTGAAGCCGTTGATTTGTCCGGGGGTCGCGCCTTCGGGCGGATGGTCGACCAGATCGTTCAACTGGCTTAGTTTTGCCTGCGCGGCCTCGGGGCCAGCTGCGACGAGATCCCCGCCGCCTGTCACCTTCGTACTTCCTGTTTCTTCACCTGGTTTGAGGTCGGTGAGGTACTGAAGGATTGGCTCTTTGTGGGTCGGGCCTTGGAACGGCTCCCGATCGTCGACGGGCGGCAACGGCTCATCGTCGCCATATTTGAACGCGCCTTCGTTGTATGGCTCCGTCTTCGCGGCAGTGCCTGATCCCTTTCCGGGCGCGTACTCGGTGCCGATCTGCTTGGTGCGCGGCGTAGAGCCTGCCGGCGTCTCCTCGGAGATCGCGCCCGTTCCCTTGATGGTGAAGGGATACGGCTGGGCGTCCTCCGGAGCTGGAAGCAGCCGCGCCGGGTCGGTGATCTGGTTTGCCACCCTGCGGCCCTGGTTGGCCTCCTCCAGTCCTTCGCGGGTTGCGCGCTGGGCGAGATTACGGAAGATGCGCGGCGCTGCTGCCTGCTGTTTCGCGCCCTCCTTGGGCACCTCGCTGATCTTCACGTCGCCGCGTGGCCCTGTTCCGGGTCGCTGTGAGGCAAGCGTCTGCACGTCCTCGCCGGCGATGTTCTCGAGCGCGGGTGCGGTGCGCTCTCCAAAGGCTCCCAGCGCCCCTAAGCCACCCTCCACCGCGCCTCCTGTCACTCCAGTAACCGCGCCGCTCTCCAGGGCGGTCGGAACGTCCGCGCCGTGCGCCGTCGCTTGCGCGGTCCCCACGCCCATCGTCCTCAATCCGGTCTGCAATGCCTCTTGAATACGCGGGTACTTCTCCAGCGTCTTCAACAACGGGGTAAGGTGGGCAAACTTCTCTGCCACCGTCATGCCCTTGACCGCTTCATCTCCCAGCGCAAACTCCGCGATATTCTCCAGTCCGTATCCCGTCTTTCCCGCGATCGTGTCGGGGATCGGCGCGGCGGCGGCGGCGTGAATCTTCTTCGCCGTCTCGGGTGCCAGGTCAAGGGCATCGCTTCCGCTCATCGGATGAAACAGCTTTCCGAGGTTGGAGATGGTCTCCGCGCCGCCCTTTTTCACGGCTTGCCAAGCCTCCCCCGCCTCCTTCGGAAGTTCGTTCGTCAAGCTGTCTTTCAGGTTGTCGCCGAGTGAGGGCGTGGCTGCGGGTGCGCCGGTGGGTGCGGAACTTGGCGCAGCTCCCACCGGCGCGCCGAGGCCTGCCAATGGATCTGCGCTCCCGCTGCTCGGTGCGGGAGTGGGTGGAGCGCCTACCGGCATCCCGAGGCCTGCGAGTGGATCTGCAGCGGCGCTCAAGGATGCACCACCAGGCCGGGAATGTTTTTCGGCACTGAGCTAGTGGGAACGTCCTTCCAGGTCGGGGAACCGGGTGCCCAGATGCGGCTCATGCCCGACACCGGCGGTGGTGTGCCAGTGGGGAGGGTGGGTGGCTGGCCTGGCTGCGTCTGCTGCTGGGTCGGCTGTTGGGTCGCCTGCGGTTGGTGCCACTGTTGCAGATAGCGATTGTCGCCGATGATCTCTTTTTTGCGGTTGGCCAGCAGAGGACGCAGCGAGTCGTTCGCGACACCTTGAATCTGATCAGCGGTGAATCCCTTATCGAAGAGGTCCTGTGCCTGCCTTAGCTTCGCGTCGGACGTTCCGCTGCCCGTTCCACCGCCCTGCAGGATCTTCGCCACTTGGTCTGCAACCTCGGTTACGGTCGTATAGTAGGCCGCGACTTGTCGGTTGCCGCTGGCCAGCTTTGCCCATTGCGCCTTTTCGTTGAGCGGCGGAAAGCTAGTCGCGCGCGGCATCGCATTGGACTGTTGCACCAGCGTCGCCAGGTTGCCGCTCTTGTCGTCGCGCCCGGTAAGGCTGTTGAGGTAGTTCATCGTGTTGTACGTCTGGGGATTCGTGGCGAACTTGTAATCTCCCATCGCCTTAGCCGGGTCGAACGGTTTTCCATACTTCTGCTCGGAGTAAGCATTGGCAGCGGCCAGCGTAGCGTCATAGCTCTTCGACCGCTTGCTGAGGTTGGACGGATCGATCTGACCTTCCACCATCTGTTGCGCATTGCTTTGAATCGTCTGCTGGTCGCTGGCCTGGTTGAGTTGTTTTGCTTCTGCGCTGTCCTTGGCAGCTGCGGAGTAGGCCTGGGTGGTGCGCGCCTTGTTCTCTGCGATCTCACTCGGCACCTTCGTTGCGTCTGCGGTGGCTTTGCCTGCATCGGCCTTCGCCTTGTCGGTCTCCGCCGCCTTCTGCGCGATGTTCGCCTGGTCCAGCTTGAACTTCTGCGCCGCGTTGCCGGCTGCCGTCTCGTAGTCGTCTACCTCTCCAGCGGTCAGGGGTTCGCTGCTCTTGTGCTCAGCGTACTGGCCTGTCGTGCTGTCGAAGGTGTGGAAGACAGTGCCAGCCGGCTCGATCGTCTTGCGATATCCATCCGGCATTTTAAAGACGCGGATCCCGGCTGAAGTGCCGTCCGGGTTGTAGTGCGGAAGGATCTCGATCTGATGAGTTTGAATCATGCTCTTCATCACATTCGGATCCACCTTCAGGATCTTGTCGATGTCGTTGGGGTTGGCGGCGGTGCCCAGCAGCGATGCGCCATCCACCTTCATCAACCTGTCTTCCTGCCCCTGCGCGAACGTCACATCGTGTTCGGTCGCCTCGTGCTTCATCGCGGTCAGGTGCCACGACTGCTCTGCGGCATCCATGCGCAACTTCTGATAGTTGGCGTTGGCGAGGATCTGTTTCTGCAGCGCGGGTGTCTGCGCGGCCGCATCTTTCGATTGCTGCTGGCCCTGGTCGAACCCGGCCGCCGCTGCAGCTCCGGGGTTGCGTCCCTTTCCCGCCGCGAATCCCTTGGCCGCCCCGCCGACGAGTCCCGCGCCGATCCGCACCCACTGCTGGCCACGGCTCATCGTCTGTTGCTTCACGTACTGATTGCCCTGGGAGTCGGTGCCGATCTCCGGCTTGGTCTTGCCCACCAGCGCATCAGCGATTGAATCCACGACGCCCAGAATCCCCGGAGCCTTCTGCGAGGTCACAACTACCGGCTGGGTCGCTGTGGGCGGCGGCGGTGGTGCTGTGGAACCCGGCGCAGTGCCCCCAGGCGATGCCGGTGGCGTCGCGGTGGGGGATTCGGGCGACTGAGGGCCAGCGTGCGGCTGTGAGGCCGCTGGAGCTGCTGGCGGAGGCGTTGCCGCCGCGTCCCAACCGCCTGCCGTGGCTGCTCCCGCCGATGCCATCTGGTCTGCTGCCTGCGCTCCTGTAGTCGTTCCGCCCATAGTCTCTCCCTATCCCCACTTGTTAATGCTTGCGCCGCCTGCCATGCCTGCCGCGCTTCCAACGGCTCCAATCGTCGCATTCAGCCAGCTATCGTCTTCGCTGGCGATCTGGCCGGCGGTGGTTCCGGCCGCCGATCCGGAGCTGGTCTCGTTCGATTCGTAGCCCAATGGGTTCTCGCCGGCGGCGATCGACTCCAGTCCGGCACCCGCGTTCTGCCATTCGCTGTAACCCTGGCCGTAGTTGGCGGAGTTAATCTCGTTCTCCTGCTGCGATTCCTCCTGGGCGGCGCTGGTGGCGATATTGCCCTGGACTGCCGACTGCGCTCCGGTCGGCAGCGGGTTGGTGCCCCCGCCCTCCGAGGCTTCGCTCTCGCCCACCGCACGCGCCGCGTTGCCGTAGTTTTCGGCGGTGCCCTCTTCGGCCTGCGCGTTGAGCTCCGCATCCTCTTCATCGCTGAAGCCCTTCTGTCCGGGGCCTTTCGCGTAGATCGATTGAAACTGCGACACCAGCGGCGCAAAGATGGCCTGCTGATTGGCGTACTGCTCTGACGTCAACTGCGAGGCCTGCTGATAGGCCGCGAGCTGAGCATCGCCCAATTGAGTTTGCTGCGAAGTTGGACCCGACATCGGCGTCTCCTATTTCTTCTTCATCATCATGGAATAGCCGGCATGGCCGCCGATGGCGTCGTGTCCCCTGGCTTCGCGTTTGCCGCCGTTGCCCGCGTGGTCTTTGTGCTTCGCTGCGATCTTTTTCATGTTCTTCGCAAACTGCGCTTTCTTCGCCATCTTTCCGCCCTCCTTGAGGCCTGCCGCAATCTTCTTCGTGGTCGCTTTTCCAAACGATCCTTTGGTGCCTTCGGCCTTCATCTTTGCGTCCGCTTTGCCGATCCATCCTGCCATCGCATCCTCCTCTATGAAGCCTGCTTTACCTCAAACCCGGGTTCGTCCAGCCTGTACAACTCGCGTATCCCGTCCTTCACAAACCCCAGCCTCTTTTCCGCGAACAAAACCAGGCTCTCGTTTTTGCTCACGAAATACAAGGCCCTGAAACCGTTCATGGGCAACGCCTCTTTCAGCCACGCGAAGCCCGCTTCCATGCCTTTCATCACTCTCGCCTTCGAGACCGTGCCCCACTCTCGATCGAACTGTAGGGTGATCTCGATCTCGCTCCCCAGGTGGCGGATCGACTTGACGAAAAACAGGATGCCTATCCCGTCTTCGAACACATAGCTGTTGACCTGGTCATTCTGCTCGATCCAGTAGTCCGGATATTGCATCTCCCATTTATGATCCGGGTCCATCCCGTTCCATAGCCGCGCCGTGGGGTTATCGTCCGAAGTGGCGGGACGAAATGTGTAACCGTCGAACCTGTACACCGGAAGATTTGCCATGGCCGTACCTCGTTCTTCTACTTCGCGCTTGCAACCTGTTCTTCCCGCTCGTCGTGCTCTCTCGCGTAAATGCCCCAGTCCAGCAGCTCATCCGCGACCGTTTGTGTCCCATAGTCGAACTTCGTCAACAGAGAATCGCTCAGGGTATTAATTCCGCTCTGCTTCAGGACGTACCTGTCGCTGAAGACGCTCTCGCTCTTCGGCGTTCGCGCCGGATCGTTGCTCTTGTCGTCGAGCTTCAGCGCGCGGTATGGCCGCTTCGTGCTGGGCTTGATCTCACCCAACAGCACGCTGATGATCGGGCGTTTCCCCACCGGCATCGACTTTGTGCTGACATGCACGGTCTCGGCATATTGGCCCGTCGTGCAAAGCTGGTTGACGCCTTTGACATCCCAGCTCGGGTATCCCACCCCGTTGTCGCTATACACCTCGCCGCTGTCGTCGCGGCATAGGATGGGGCCCGGCGTTCCTGCAGGAGGCCCGATCAGCAGTTGGGTCTGGCCTGGCGAGGTCTCCACTGCCTGCACGGCACTGGTGCCGCCGACGATGGATCTGTGCGGGTGCCACATCAGCCCACTCTCGGGCGGCGACACAGAGGACATGCGGAACCATCCCACCGCGCCATCTGCCACGTACAGCGCGTTTTCGTCCGTGCTCTCGTCGTTCCAACTCAGATAGGCCGTCGCGGATGTGTAGAGTTTTGCATTGATTCCGCCCGTCGTCACCTTGCGCAGCTGGTCGCCGATGGGGAAGCCGATCTCCGTATACCCGGTGTTGGGGTTAAACGGATATTGGATCGCGATCGAACTGAGCTTCAGATTCACCTCGAGCACAAACATCGTCGTGCCCTGCAGGGTCACGCAGTTGTATCCACCCACATTCACATTGTTGTAGTAGCTGGTCGCATAGAACGGATCGCTCGTCGTTCCACTGCCCAGGATGATCTGAATTCCGGAGCTGGTGAACACGATCAACCCTCCGTCCTGCACCGTCACCGGCACGATGTCGTACACCATGCCCAGGAGCGGGATCTCGTTCAGTGGAGGCTGGGTGGTGTTGCCGTTGGCTGAGAGCGTGTCCGGACCTCCCGAGTAGCGCACCAGATTGCCGTCTGCCCACCACACCCTTTGAAATGCAAAGCACATCGGCAGGCTGGTGGGCGTCGGCGGGCTGTTGGTGCCGTTGATCGGAGCTGGGATCGTCGCATTCAGGGCGGCAAGCCCAAGGATCGACGTGTCAGCTACTCCGGCCTCTCCGTAGCTGAAAGAGTTGGTCAGTCCATCGGCCGGGATCTGGTCCTCGAGCACCAGGATCGGCTCTCCCTGCGCCGTGCGCCAGATCCACACCTGGTCGATCTGCGTATCGGAGAACATTCCGGCCGAGGTCGCCGTGACCATGAGCGTGGGATTGAGGACCGCCGGCGTCGTGCCCAGGACGCCTCCGTAGACGATCGCCACCGGAGCGGCGGTGCTCAGGCTTCCATCGACGCCATGCAGGCTGTAGGAGTACTGCAGCGTCTGGTAGGTCAGCGCCACACCAGATCCTCCGGTCGAGATGCATATCCACGTCAGGCCGCCATCGGTGACGGAAGCGCCCAGCGTTGTGCCCCACGTCGGCTCAGTGGTGCCGCTGGTTCCGCCTGCGCCATTGAAGAGCCACTGCAGGTTGTTGTTCGTGTCGATCACGCAGGAACCGGTCACGCCGGCATTCGAGGCGTCGGCCTGCCACACGCCTGGTTGCCCAAGGTTGTACCAGGTCAGACCTCCATCCTTGGTGACCGCATTTGCGCCTCCCGGCGTCGAAACTCCGGTCGCCACTGGAGACAGCGGCGTGCTGTCCCAATATCCCGGCGTCGTGCTTACGTCTCCGCCGCACTGCAGCTCGTAGAACCATCCCGGTGGCACGGAGAAATTGAATCCTATTTGTCCGTTGCTATCGCTTCCGGCCTTGTCGGTCGCCGTAAACGTCGTACCCCATGTGTTGTTGGTGGGAGGGTTGGTGGGACCGATCAGCAGCTTAAACCAGGCTATTTTGCTGCCGTCTATGATATTTCCGAATCCACTATGCAGTGCGACGTTCGCGCTCGTGTTCTGATAGATCCCGCCAAAGGTGTTTGCGAGCGGCGTGGGGGTTCCCGTCAGGCTGTTCGCCACCAGTTGCGCCGCTGCCGGCGCGACGGTCCACTGGGGATAGACTGGGCCGCTGCGGTTGGTTCCCGTAATCGAGGCTACGACTTCGATGTTGCCGTTCGAATCGAGGATGCTGGTGTACTGCGGGAAGGCCGTGTTGGGCTGCCAGAATCGGCCCGACACCGGTGTTAGCGTCGGGGGGACCAGTGGCGCGGTCAACTGTGTATTCTGGACCGCTGGCCCGTAGCACTTCCATTGCTGGCCGCTGTCTGCGATCACATTCAGGCGCGTCGTCACGAACGTTGGCGAGCTGCCTCCGGTGGTCCCGTTCCCAGTCGTCGCGGATCCGGTATCCGGTGTGTAGTCCTGAACGGTCCCGCTGGTGAAGTTCACTTGGAAGATGCCCAGCGTGGTGCTCAGTACCTTGCTCACCACCAGCGTACGTCCGTTCAGCTCCGTATCCGTGGTGAGTCCGGAGAACGTCATTTCGACGCCCACCAGATTCGCGAATTTGAGAGGGACCTGAGCGGGGTTGACGTACACCAGGTGTTGCCATGACGCCCCGCTGCCGGATACCGCCGTGGCCACGATCGGCACCGTGATGCCTCCCAGCGCCATGAAGAGGGTGCCTGGCTCCGCGCCCTGATTGATCAGCGTTCCCGGCGTCACGATCTTGTTTGCCTGCCAGCCTCCGGGGAAGAGCCATTTCTTTTGATCCACTCCGTTGCCCACGTAGAACTGCGCGTTGGGTAAGCCCAGCATCCGGTTCGCGCCGGCTCCTGCGCTCTTGGTGAAGAGCGCGGTCTTTTGTCCCGGCGTCGCGTCGTAGAGCGTTCCATCCACTCCGTCGTACAGCACGCGAATCGCTTCCACACTGTTGCGCAGCGTCTTCCATGGGTAGTAGCTCACGCACCCCGGAAAGGTCTCCCCATTGAAGACGATCGAGCCGGGCGCGCGCTTGTCGGTCAGGTCCACGCTGATCTCGCGGTTGGTGCCATCCAGCATCGAATCGAAGCGGCTACCGGAGTAGAACTTCGCAGCGAGGTAGGGCACGGCAGCATCCCGGTACGGGCTGCGCTGGGTCCATAGCCCGGTCATCTGGCGGGCACCCATGCTCAGAGCGGCGTACTTCGTCGGGTTGCTTACGGCCCCGGCTGCTGGTATCGGTCCTGCCATCTATCGCGCCCTTCCCCCGCCGCCGCTCTTGGCCATGTCCTGGCTGCGCTGCACCGTGCGCGTCGTATTCATAAACTGGTTGTAGAACATGTCTTTCGCTTGGGCATCGAGGCCGTCCTGGGTGGCGAGACACTGTGCGATCCACTCCGAACGCCAGATAGAGAAGCGTGAGTCGTTCACCAGTAGAGCGCCCTCGCTCAGCATGCCCTTATTGAATAAGTAACCGAAGTAGTCGCTTAATGGTGTGAACGTTTGGGCGGGGCTTGTGATCAGCGGCGCGGCATTCTGGATATCGAGGAATGCGGTGTAGTCTCCATCGGGCACAGAGTTAACGCGGAAAGTGATGTTGCCCTGGTTGTCGTCGTACTGCGGCGCGATCAGCGTGGGCGTCCTCTGAAAGCTCACCTTGGCCAGCGCGGTCGATCCGTTCAATTCGAGGATGTCGCCGCTGGAGTCGGACAGCCATTGCGTCTCGATAAATCCCATCCCCGGCACGGATTGGACGTAGTCGGTGCCTCCCGCCGTGGTGATGGGGAAGCTGAAATTAGTGCGGTTCTGCCGCCAGCAGAAAGGCGCTCCCAGCATCGTGCCCAGCACACTGTTCGCCATGGTCACGCCGGGTTCCATGTTGTTTACGTTCAGGCGCTGGTTATCGATCAGCGACTGCACATAGGTCATCGAGGCCTGAATGCTTAGCGTGATGCCCATCAGTTCCACCCATACGGGTTATCTGCCGTGCGTGGCACATTCGAGCCCCACCTCGGCTCGACGACGCTTGACGCCGGCAGTAGCGCGTACACGTTCAGCTCGCGGTCGCCCTGCTTCATGGGTTCTTTCATCCATGCAGGCTCGCCGGTCTGGGGATTTCGTTCCGTCAGGACCTCGCCGCGCTTTACATCGTTCGGATTTGGGCTGTTCAGCAGACACTGCGCTTGCAGGCCGCGAAAGAAAAACCGGCTAAAGCTGTCGGGGATCGGATTGAGAAGCTGTTGCATGGTGGCGAAGCGCGGCGGGTCGATCTGGTAGTAGGGGCGGATCTCGAGCGTCGGCCCCGCGGCTGATGGCAGCCGGTCGATGCGGAAGCCCTGGGAGGTGGGGCTTACGCACGTCCACGTCACACTGCCGTCTTCCACCGTCTCCCCCTCTTCCGCGCCTGCAGCCAGTTCCGGAGCGGTGCTTCCGGTGGTGCCGAATCCAGTGACGATCAGGATGTTTCCGTTCACATCCCGCATATTGAGGATGGGGTTCTGGCCGCCGGGTGCGTTCGCGCCCAGTAGCGGATAGATGGTTTTGCCTGCGCCCGGCCAGACCGCGATATGCAGCTCGTTGTTGTACATCCAGCACAAGTTTTCCGGCCACCACCGGCTCACGTTGGTACGGCTCAGACCCCGCCGCCACTTGATGTTGGACATCGTCGGCGGGATGTAGGTGTTGTTTACGTCGATCACGTCACCGTCTTCGCCCCAGCCGATCGGCCCGGCCACCTGGGCGAGCTGGGGATAGTCCTGCTGGAAGCTGTTGGTGTAGAACGGTGCGGCATAGGCCCGATTCCACTTCTGGTTGTAGCGTTCGCAGACGATATCCGCCATCACTTCGTTCGCGCACTCCAGCGCAAGCTGGTCGCCATAGCCGCTGGGGCCTCCCCTGGGATCGGGGATTCCCTTGGCGGCGATGACATTGAAGACGTTGCTCAGCTTGATGGTGGAGTTACCCACGTCTTAGACCTCGTCGCCTTCGTCCGCTTTGCGATCGAGATCCACGTGGATACCGTGTGTCCGCAACTTGGCGATAAGAGTGGCGAGATCCTTTCGAACCTCGGCCAGCTTCTTCTTATACGGGTCAGGTGTGGCGCTCTTGTCCGGATCTGGGTGGACCTGGTGTGTCGTCGTCGTCTCTTTTCCTGCAGATCCGCGCGCTGATGTTGCTTTTGTCTGCTTCGCCATCATGCCTCCTTTTAGGCTTCGTACATCACAGTTGCCGAACGCAGTTGCGCGCTCGGGATGGCTGCGCTGGCCGCGATGGTCACGCCCAGCACAGCCGCCGCAGTCAGATTAACAGCCGCCGATACTGCGATATTCGTATCGAGGTAGGTTACGGCGACGGCGGCGGCGACGGTGCCGATGTTCGCGTCCACCCTTCCATGCGATTCAATGGTCGCGGTCGCCCCAAGCGTCACCACCGTCAGTTCGAATTCGAAGTGAACGGGAAGGTTGGCGCTGGCTGCGGTGTTGGTTGCCGCCGTGGTGATGGTGCAGAGCGTCACACCGCCCAGCGTCAGCGCAAAGCTGATTGTCGCCACGTTCGCCGCCGTGGTCGAGTAGATCAGAACTCCCTTCACTCGGAGCTTGCGTCCGGTGACGTTCAACGCTCCGGAGCCAAAGGTAAATGCCAGGAGACCTTGCGCTGTCGTGATTGCCGTGGCAACTGGCTGCGCGGGCAGCACGAGGGGCGCTCCCATTGCAGCCATCAGCTTGCGGCCGTTGGCGCTTCCGCTCGAATACATTACTCCATTGGTCTGGTCGAGCACGATGGCTTGCTGGTCGAAGGAGTTTACTCCTCTGGCACTCGGTGGTCCGTAGGTTACGCGATCTGCACCCATTGTTTCCTTCTCTCTGCCCCGCTCGCGCGGCGCGAATCATATACGAAATAAACATCAAACCATGTCGAAAAACCGGAAAGTTTATCCTGCAGGCTGCGGATAGAAGTCGCTCGGCCGACGCCGAAATACCGGCATCCCTTTGTGGTCCTTTACCTCGAAGGTGTTGCCGCAATCCATCGTGCTCGAGTACTCGTCCGACTTCGACTCCTCGCTCTTCTCCAGCAACACTTCGAAGGCTTCGGTATCCGCTTGCCACTTCGCGACGCGCTTTTTGGCCTGGGCTTCGGTCTCCATCTTGCGAGTTCGGAAGTCGGTCTGCGGCTCGGGATTCCGGTCATAGGGATGCGGGCTGAAGACGGCCAGACGGCAGATCGCGCAGTGAATCAGGACAGTGAAGCCGTCCATCATCCGAATCTTCTTCAGCGTGGTGTCGCCCTTGCCCTTGTAGATGTTCTTGGGGCTGGCTCCCTGTTTGTGGGCGCATTTCCTCGAAATCTGCCAGCGTCCGCGCATCTTGCTGGCGAGTTCACTCTGACGCTGGGCGTTCTGACTGGACTTGGATTTCTCCTGCGCCTCGAACTTTTCGATCTCGCGCTGGGCGAGCTTCATGTTCATCTGCGCCGTCTTGAGCTGGACCTCTTCAAGCTGCTGCTGCATCGTTTTTTCTGCCATACCATCCTCCTCGATCGGTGCGGAAGACACGCTCCGCAGAGCACCGTTGTCCACAACGCTTTTTGTTGATTTTCTAGCCATATTTAAGCCTTATTTAAGCCTTCACCTTCACCCCGGATCCTCCACTGGCCATCCGGGGCTGCCGCTGGGCATTGGTTTAGGTTTATGTCGTCATCGGAACGGCGATCGCGATCCGCATGCGGCTGGTTACGTCGGGCGGTGGCCCGATGCCAAGCACACAGTTGTATCCTGTCCCGGCCTGGATGAGCTGGTTGGCGTCATAGGCGGTACGGGCTGTGAACTTCTCAGCCCACAGATCGAGATTCTGCCATTTGTGGCCGGGCTTGGTCAGTTTTCCGTGAGGAAACTGAATGAACACCATGCCATCCATGCCCGCGAGATAGGTGCTGATCCCGGTCTCGCCGGAACCTTGCCAGTTTGCGGTCTGGGTCTGGTTGGTGCTCTTTCTCCAATGGCAGCCGAACAGCTCGAGCGTCCTTACCGGAGCCTCGCCGTCGTCACCGTCCAACGGTTCGAGCTTCAGTTGGCCCGCGTCGGTGTGCTTCCAGATATCGACGATGGAGTTGTTGGAGTTGTCGATCATCATGTCCGAGACGAAGAAGGGATGAATGCTCCCGTTGTAGAATCCATCCTTCATCTGCGGCACCTCGGCACCTTCGAGCGAACCCGGCATCTGCTCGATGATGTTTTTGGTGAACGCATACGGAGCCGTGGTCGCGTCCTGGAGGGACGTTCGCGTATCCATCGTGCGCAGAAAATCCATCTGGAACATGATCAGATCGTCGATCGTCAGCGCGAGCTGGTAGGCCATGATGCGCCTGTTCTCGACCAGATCGTCCGAGATCGAAGTCAGTGCAGCGAAGTCGGAGATGGTGTTGAAGTTCGCCCATTGCCCGACGACGATGTCCTTGAAGTTGACGTTGATCTGCTCCGGTGGCCCAGGCGTGCCCTCGGTCTGCTCGGTGGTGTCCGGCCCCAGCGGAATCGACATGAAGTTGCGCCAGGTCTGTCCGCTCTTCTCGGGCAGATCCATGTGGGTACACATCAGCAGCTTGTTCGTTTTGGCGTACAGCCACTGCATGAAGACGCGGTTGTAATAGACCGTCAGGCGCGCCTGCGGCATGTTGGCGGAGGTCTGGGCGGCTGCCGTTGCTCCGCCTTCGGCCACCACGGGCGCGTGCGATGCCTGGGCTGCCATCGCCATCGCCGTGGATCCGGTCGCCATCAGCGCCGCCGCACATGCGATCAGCAGCTGCAGGAAAGGCCACAGAATGTATTTAAACAAAAATGCAGCGATCCCGTCCTGAATCCCGGTTCGCACGCCTATTGGGCGGAACTGCCTGCTCGTTCCGCTCACCCATTGCTTCTTTCGCTTCCACATCCGGTACGTCATTGTCTGACGCATGTTGCGCTCCCTCAGCGTCAGGCCGTAGCCTTCGCTGCCGGGTAGTAGAACTCACAGGCGTCTGCATAGTCCTTGTCACCGCTGCGAATTAACGCCTCGGCTTTGGTTAGGCTCATCCTGTCGATCTGCTCCCGTGTGTATTTGAGTGTCGTCCTTGTCTGGACGCTCTGGGGGGCGCGGAAGTTGGTGCTCCGCGTTCCTGTCCCACTGCGTCCGCCTCGGCTCGTCTCGACACGCTGGACCTGATTCTCGTCAGGAAACGCTGTGACGTTCGGTACTACTTCACCGGGGTCTTCCACTAAATCCCCGGCTTCCAACATCTGGTGAAAGCATTGCGTCATCATCTCTTTCGAGATGAGGGCGACATCGCCATTCACCAGCTTTCCCAACTGGGTCGCCAACAGCAATCGATTCGGCCTGCAGTTGTAAAAATCTTGGGTCTCGCTCGCCCACTCGTCGGCCCGCGTCTTGAAGGCATCCATCGCCATCTGGCGAAGGTCCATGCCGGTGGCGTCCTGAACCAACCTAGTTACTGCGTCTGCTGATTTAGCCGGGTTCTGCAGGTCTGTCGTTGCCTGCATGGTCTCGTCGGCGGTCATACGCTTGCGGGGTGCGATGGGAGAGGGGGTCGCGGTGCTCTGCGGAGGAGCTTCGGCGCGTCGTGCCAGGGCACGCTGCGCGTGCATGTTGTTCAAGCCGATCTTGTCGTACACTTCCTCTTCGGTTTTTCCGTAGTAGTAGATCGGGTTGGTGCCGTCTTCCATATCCAGTACGCGGCAGAAAGTGCCCGGCTCGATCGGCTTACCGTTTGGGCGCGTTGTGACCCATTCCATCTTCATTGCTCGTTCTCCAGCTCTGCGAGTTCTGCTTTCACAACCACTTCCAGCTCCGCTACGGCGCGACGCAATATCTTCACATACGCCCAGGCGTTTGCGACTTCATCCCGGTTGGTCAGTGGGTCGTCTTCACTCAGAGTAATAGCACGTTTCTGATGAAAATGAATAGCTTTTTGGGCGATGCGGAGGTACAACTTCTGTCCCGGCATCTCCCAGAACTCCTTCAGGTCCAGCCGTTCCGGCCGTGTCAGTTCGCGTTCTGGATCGTCGTAGGCTCTGCGCTCCGCCGGCGCAGGCCTCGGCTTCGTCTCCGCGTCGCGTCCGTCGCGCACAGCGGCCAGCTCTGGGGTCAGAGGCTCGCCGCGCAAAAACTTCTCGTGTGCAGTTGGATCAAACGTCATCGCCACTGTCCTCCGGTAACGCCGGCTGCCCAGCTTCAAGCTTCATCGGCTTTTCCTTCACCACTGGATGAATCATGCTCCGCCCCCCGGTACGCCATTCGCCAGCTCTCCCATATCCGTGTTGCGCTCTAAGCGGCCTTCGGCTTCCTCGAACTCCTGCGGACCTTCCAGCCGTTCCGCAGCCTTGTCCGCAGCGGCCTTGACCACGGCCAGCTGCGTATCGGCTTGCCCCTTGGCGTCGATGGCCTGCAGCTTGTTTTTTCCGCGTAGTGCTTCGATCGCCGCCGCGCTCTGGGTTCTCTGCGCAGCCGGGTTCGTCGCCTGTACCTGCTGCATCTCCTCCGGCGTCAGGTCCACGATGATGTCTTCCGCGCCCTGCAGCTCGCTCACGCGCATGAAGATCTTCTCAATTGACGAGAAGTTGATCGTCTTTCCCTTCTGGTGCATAAATTCCATCAGTTGCGGCTGTTGCAGCAGCTGCAGCAGGAAGGGAATCAGTTGCTGGATCGAGGCCTTCGCCGCCAGCTTCTGGCCCGCGAGGATCTTGATGTTGAACTCCGCGTTGACCAACTTCTCCGGGTCGATCTTGCTGATGATCGCGTCGGCGTATTTCTTGCTGAGGATTCTGCGGATCTCGGCGATCGGCATCTTCGTCTGCACGATCCACCACAGAAAGCGGTACCACCGCACCATCACGCCTTCGACGTTGGAGATTGGTTCGGAAAGAACTTCGTCCGCCTTGTTGCCCAACCGGTTTACGCCAGTGGCTGTCTTCAGCGCCGTCGCCCCAGGTCCGGGATTCCCCTGGGCTGTCGTGCTGTTGGCGCCTACCAGGTCCTCGCCGCCGCGATTCGCGATGTCGCTGAAGATCTGCATATTCGCGGGGTGAATCTCCGGGCGCTGGATGTACTGATAGGCCTTTCCTACATCGCCGCCCTTTGCACTCACGCCCCACAAAGTGCCCAGCCCCATAACCACATTCTGCGTCGGTTCGTTGCCGCCTTCGCTGTCATACAGCAGCGGCGGATCTCCCCAATAGCCGAGGAGTTGGAGCATTTTATTTAAAATTCCTTGGGACATGCGCTGATCGCCGCCGTTCAGCCGGCCGACGCCCATTCCGTAGCCGCTATTCTCGATGTCCCACCAGTTCGCAGCGACTCCCAGCGCGAACTCCTGCAGATCGTGCGCCCCTTTACGGATCGTCTTCCTTCGCCCCTGGTAGCACAGCACCTCGATGATGTTCTCTTTGGTGGAGTACTTCAGGCGCATCAGCGGCCGCAGAGTCGGATCCGCGTTGGTCTGCTCGTGCTCGCCCGCCGCGTGGAAGACGACGGATGAGTTCGAATTCATGCTCTCGGAGGTAGTCGACGCCGGCGGTGCATCGCCCAACGGGTTCTCGAAAAAGAATTGCTTCAGATCCGCGTCGGAGGGAATGTCCTTGTAGCAGTTCATTCCGCGCAGCTGCTGCAGGTCCTGCAGCGTCAGGTAATCGACATCGATCTTTCCCTGCGCGCTCAGGTCCGGCCGATTCGGCGTGCGCCATCCGGGGTCGTAGAGCGTGGTTCCCAGCTTGCGGTACTCGAAATAGGGATAGGTCTCCGTCACGGTCTGGGGTACCGCTTCAAACTGGTCACTCTCCCAGGTGTTCACGATCGCCGGAGGCCCGACCGGCATCGGGATAGTCTGGGGCTGCTTCTTTCGTTTGCGCGTCGTGTATTTGCGGTCTCGCTCTTCGTACCCCATATCGGCGAGCCCGGTGCCCTGCAGCACTTGGCAGTTGATGAGCAGCCCCATGTTGTATTCAAAGTCGGCGCGTTCGCTCAGCGTGCTGAAGATCTCGGTGATGGCGTCGACGTAGAGCTGCTGGTCCTCATCATCGGCCAGCGGCCCCCGCGGCTCCAACAGAAACGGCGTCTGGTCGGCAAAGATGCCTCGTTTGATCTGTGTGGCCACGGTCTGCGAGTTCTTCGCCACATTGAACCGCGAGATCCGCGCCACCCCGCCGTTGGCTCCGATCCCGCCGCGATCGAAGTTTGGGCTTTGCTTCAGATAATCCGCAAGCTGCCACTCCGCAAGCCAGGCGTTCTCATCGAGCCATCCCGCCCACGCCTGGTAGTTCTGCCACACCAGCGTCGCCGCTGCGTCGTCGTCGAAGACGGTCTCTGTCGCGCCGTCTTCGCCCAGCTCGGCCTGCGACTGCGCGATGCGCGGCGTCATCTCGTTTCCAAGCGGCATACCATCGCCACCTGGCCGCGCTGCTACATCGTCACCCTCACGCGGTATATCCAGTTCTTCAGCCATCTCAGCTCTCTCCTCGCGCGGCCATTAGCATTTGGTGGCAATAGTGATCGTGATCGCAATACACACATCGTCCGTTCCCACCTAGTTCCCAAGTGAGGCATGGCCCCATCATGTCCGTCCGTCGCACACAAACGCACCAATGAGCTGCCACGCGAGGGGTACTTGTCGTGTCGCACAGCTTCAGTTCTTCAGCCATCTAAACCTCCAGGCATTGGTGGAAGGAAGCTATGTGTCGTCGTCTTCTGCATGGCCTGCAGGTGCGCCATCACCTTCCGCTTCTGAACTTCCTTGTCCACGATCGGCGTCCCTTGCAGGTTCAGCAGCCAGTTGATAGTGGCATCGTCCTGCCGGCTGCGCTGGTATTCGATCTCATCGTCCTCCAGTGAGGCGCGCATCTGTGACATTGGCACTAGGTTCCCCAGTGTCGATACACACTCGATGATGCCGTTCTCTTCGATCAGGCCGAAATGGACAAACTGCTTTTTGCACTCGGCCCCCTTGGTCATGCTCCGCGAGAAGATCATCCGTCCCACCTTCAGCACCGGCTCCATCTGTTTGATCGAGTCGTTACGCAGATTTTCGTTGTCCTCCCAGTAGCTCCACTGGATGCGCAGGCTGACGTTGCGCCGTGCGGCCTCGTTGCGTACATGCGGCGTGAAGCCGTCACAGCCAGGCGTATTCAGAATCATCATGCCATCGGCCTGCAGCTCCTTGTGAATCCTCACCATCCTCTCGGCCTGGTGGCTGGGCGTGCCGCCGATCTGCCAGCAGTCGATCACGTACACCTTGCCGTCGAGGATCCGCGCCGCCGCACCTTCCAGATACTTGCTCGTCGCCGGCTTGCTGCCGTGGGGCAACCGCCAGCACACAAACGTCTCCCCGCCATAGGGCGGGATGCGTTCGATGTTGGCCTCGCAGGTTCCGTACAGCTTGTCGTCGAATATCGAAGTGTGGCCACCCTGCGGATCGTTCTGCTGCTGGCACATGAACGTCTCGTAGTTTTCGATGAACATCGAGCGCAGCCGCTTATATTGCATGCCGGGCAGATCCGAAAAGGGCAAAATCACTTCGTCTTCGGGCGGGAACTCTCCCGGCAAAAGCCGCGAACCGTCTTTGCGCTGGATGGAATGGCGAATGAGTACATCCCACTCTTCGGGGTCCATGTCGTTGAGCCGGACACCGTACAGGTCGAAGGGATGGTATCGGGTGCCTACGAGGTACAGATAGCCACCCGGCACCAGCGTGTTTTTGTTGGTGTCGAACGTCTCGATGACACCTTGCCGTGCGTCTTGAGTGGCGCGGATGCCGCTGTTCTTGGTGGCCACCATGTCATCACAGTTGAGTAGCCACGGATGCCATCCGGACTGTTCGGTCTGCGGCGACGTGTAGGCGATCGTGTCGTCCAGTAGATCCATGTTGTGCGAAGGAGTATTCCACGTATCGTCAAAGCCGAACGGTTGTTTATTGACCACCAGCTCGGGGAAACAGAGCTGAAAACGGGTGGGTTTCGCGTACTTTGGGCAATAGAAGTAGTTCCCGATGCCCTTCGAGATCTTCTTTGCGAGTGGCTGTGTGGCCGTCTGATTGAGCAGCGTGATTTCTTTTGGAAACGCCGTGATCCACTGCACCTTATCCACACGGTTCCATGTGGTTTTGTAGGTGAAGCGGGGATCGAAGTGCATCAGCTTTTTTTTCGGGCGCTGCTCCTCGATCGAGAGCAGCGGATTCTTCCTGCCGTAGAGTTCGGCGACGGGCTGGTGGAGGACCGGGTGGAAGTCCCAGCCCAACATCCTGCCTGCGAAGAATGGGTCGGTAATGAAGCGATGCCGCAAATCGTCGCGATAAGCGGCATCCTGGACGATGCGTTCGTGATCGTCTGGCTCGATCATTACTTACATCCCCGGTGGTGGCGCTGCTGCTGCATCCGGTGCCGCACCGCCGGGTGCTGCCCCCGCATCCGGTGCGGCTGCTGCGTCAGGCGGGGGTTCATTCATGCCCATTTGTTCCCCTGCGTGTTGGCCGGCTTCGTCGGCGGTCATACTGACAGCGGTGTTTTTCCGCTCCGGTTCGCTATCTGTGTCGCCCCGCTTCTTTTTGTACACCTGGTGATGAACATAGTGGCCGTCTTCTGTTTCTTCGATCGTGTGCTTATGAAGATGTTTTCTCTTCGGCTTGTCTTCTTTTTTCTCTTCCGCCATCGTCCCTCTCCTGAAGGTGCTGGCGGGGATTATCCCCCCGCCCTCTGGAAACATGCTTTAAGCATGTGGGTCCCGGCTTTACGGCCCGCGCAGTGATAGGTCTAGCCGACGCTGAACTTCTGGATATTCACCGTCGTCAGCGCTCCGCCCGTGGCTCCGCTCGAAGCGAAGGTGAGGACGAAGCTCGGTAGGTTCGCCATGGTCGGGGGATTCGCGGAGGGGTTGCCCTGGTTGAGGAATCCGGTTGGGAAGTTCGAAAGGGTCACTGCCGCCACGATGATTTTGTTGACGTAGAAATCGATCTTTCCGACCAGTGCGCCACTCACTGAATCTAAGATGAGCCCCGCATGTGCCCACCATGCTGCGATCGCGGTGTTCTGTGTGATTGCGCCGCTCGAACCTAGAAGGACATTGCTGGCGATCGTCTCGCTGGTGCCCTCGTAGAGGTCGATGGTGACAGTTCCCGCCGCCCTGGTCTGGATGTAGCCGGAGGCGTAGAGGTCGAAGACGGTCTGCTCGATCTGGGTGGCGGGCGGGATCGTGATTGTAAGGGGAACGGCTGCATTCGGCGCGCTGGGTGCAATCGTCTGGGTGGCCGCTCCCAGGGTGAACTGCACCGGCAATACGCCGGCCAGCGTCTGGGTCTGGGTCGCCTGCTGGTTAAGAGGAATCTGGTTTGCTACGCTGGCGGCTCCCGAGTTCGGGCCATAGGGACGGTCGGACAAAGCCATACTTGCTCTCCTTAGGACGATGCATTTTGTTGCGCATTCTGGGCAAGTCTACTCTTGACAGCGTTTTCGTCCAATCAAATCGTTTTTTTGGGCATTCTTCGCAGAGCCTTGCGGTTGACGATGGCGGTTACGCCATCCTCGAAGCGGATCTGCACGTCGCAGATCGTGTTTCTCACGCCAATGATCTCGCACCGCTGTCCCTTGCGGCCTTCCACGCGATCCCAGGTGAGGACGTGGGGGAAGGGTTCGGCGTCAACTGGTAGGGGTTTCATCCTTGACCTCCAGCTCGCGCACATCCCCTATAAGTCGTAGAAGCTCACCCGTCGTCGTCGTCACATCGTTGGCCACGTCGACGAACTCCTGCACGTCGTCGCTTCGTACATAGGCGATCAAGATGTCCACCAGCGCCATCTGCTGGCTCCTGGTCAATCGCAAAACCACATTAACACTCATCTCTCACCTCTGCCTCTTCTACGCGCTCATCTTCGAAACAAAACATGGTATTGCCTCCATCAGTGTGTCTAACGAGGAGTTGCGCGGGCTCTTCGCAAAATGGCGGCAGTATCCATTCCTCGGCTGGACGCCCGCAGTGCTTACATGGTCCTGATCTCAGGTTCATCTATTTTTCCAGAATTCCGCGAATGCTTCGGGTGAGGGTATACGACCGCTGGCTTTCCATTCCTCGTAGGCCTCGGGATAGAGAAGGTCGGGGCGCTTGCGCTCCATGTTGCGAAACCGCTTGTACGCCTCGCGCTCTTCTGGGGTGCTAGGCCTGCGGCAGTAGCGGCATTCTTTTTTGTCGACGATGGCGGTGAGCTGGTTGCGCCGCAGTTTGCTATGTTCCTTGCTGCATGTGATCGCACCGCGCATGATGCGATCTTTCGGTACTTCCCCGCCGCAGATGATGCAAAGCGTTTTCACGTCATCGTAAGTTTTGCGTGACATTTTTTCCCTCTCTCTTTCGGAAGTCCTGCATGCGCTCGGCCAGGGTGCGCCGTTTCTGGCATACGGAAGCGCAGATAATCGTGCGCGGATTCTCTCTATCGCTGTCCTCTACTTCGAGGTGCCAGGTTCTCACGCGGGCGTCGGAGTGGATCACTCCCGCGTAGACCAGGCTGTCGGCGATGCACTTCCAGTAGTTATCTCCGTCTCCCCGATTGCCTTGTCCTAAAAATACGGTCGCCGTCAGCGCGTAGCGGATCTTGTTTTTTTCTGTCGTCGTGAACGGCGCTAGAGATTGTCCGCGCGCAAGGATCGCAACCATATCTCGGAAGGCCTTCGCTTCGGGGGTGAGCGCAAAGCTAAGCCTGGGGCCGTTACTTGTGCGCAGAGTGATCGGTTTTTTGTAATGGTTAACAGATGGCCCACAGAACGGAATCTCTAATATGATGGATTTGACACATCCCTTTTTCATGCCCATATAATACAGGTATGACAACGAGGAAAAAAGTTAAAAGGAAAAAAATGGCAAAGGCCGGTAGACCGAAAAGGGTAGGCCCTGAATATATTGAGCTTGGGTTGAGAGCAACAAAGTCAGAGTACGACTTGATACAGGCGGCGACAGCTAGGAACGCTCTGCGGCGTCACGTCATTCCATCGCGCAATAACTTCTGTCTTCGTGCAGCCTTGGTTGCTGCGAAGAAAGAATTTGGCATCCCGGAAGATGTTCTCGAAATTGGATGGCAAAGATGGATTGCTGAATCGGCAAAGCATAGCGGCAACCTGGAAGACGACGATCTGGACGACTAGGGCGCTCTGTTGGTCTCCAGCTCTTGCAGTTCGGCAAACATGCGCCTCACGTCTTCCGCCTCTTCGTTGACCGTCTTCGTGCGGATCGGTTCATACTTTTCTGCGAAGGCCTCCAGGTCGTCGTCGAGAATCCGCGCTAGCAGGTACAGCGTGTTGACCAGATCCTCCAACGTCTCAAACTTGATCTTCAGGTGTCCGCGCGTCAGTCGCAGCGAGTCCGGCAGTCCTGCCAGGCTCACGGGCGACGTGTCGCGTCGTACCATCTGGCGGACCGCTCGGCGGGGTGGGCTGTTCTTCTCAGCTCTTAGTCTCCGCATCAAGGTAGTTACGTCGTCGGTCTCCTGCACCTTGTCCAGAAACGCCAACATGCCCTCGCGCTCGGCCAGGTAGCTGCCGTTGATCTTCAAGGTGGGCACGATCTCCAGCAACCTCGACGCCGCGCCTTGCTGGATCTGGAACAACGCCTCCAGTTCCTTGCGGGTGTAGTGGGATCGCACCGAGTCGGCCACCGAACGCCGGATCTCGTGCAACCGTGGCAGCCATGTGATCGGTCGCGCCATCGTCGAAACCCCTTCCCTTCCCTAAGCCTGCGATCCTTCCACGTGGCGGGGGATTAGTACAAGCCCTTCCCATAACCCATCCTAGCCCTGTTTTGGCTGTGTGTATTACATGTGTATTACACAATGTAATCTGCGTGTAGAGGTTACGGTAAGCTCTACGGTAGAACCACTGTATGCACTACCGTAAGCTCTACCGTGCGTCATACAGTAGTCTCATGCCAATCATCGTTGCAATTGCAAACCAGAAGGGTGGTTGCGGGAAGACCACAACCACAATGAACCTCGCGGGCGGCCTCTCGCGGGCGAAGTATTCCGTCCTGGTCGTCGACGCCGATCCGCAAGCCAGTGCGACCATGTGGAGCCTCGCACGTGGGCAGGGAAGCCTACCGTTTGAAGTCACCCCAGCTCGACAACTCAAGTGGCGTTTCTCGGCGCTGGCGATGGCCGAGGAAGATCTCGTGCTGGTCGACTGCCCTCCGGGGTTCACCGAACAGGACGACGCCGCTAAGTTCACGCGGGCGGTGCTGCATGGGGCCGACGCCATCCTGGTCCCGCTCCGTCCGTCGACGCTCGACTTCTCGGCGGCGTCTGGGTTCGTGCGCATCCTCGCGCGGGAGAAGCTGCCCGAGGCCCGCGTGGCCGTGCTCATCAACGCCCGTAAGAATACGGTTCTCGGTCGTCAGTCCCAGGACACGGCGGCGGTCCTATTCGCTCCGATCGCCGGGGCCGTCATCCTCCAAGCCACCATCGGCGATCGCGCTCCCATCACGGAAGTGTCGGGGTCTGGTGAAACCATCTTCGACTACGCTCCCCGCCATGCAGCGGCCCAGGAGTACGTCGCACTAACCAAGGAGATTCTGACATGGCTAAGCAGCGCGCCCCAATCCTCATCCACGCTCTCGACGACGCCCACGTTGACCTTATCCCCATCCGCGACCGGCGAGAGCCTGTAGAGGCTCCTATCCAGCTTCCGCCTCCGTTTGATGCAGTGCGCAATCTGCCTGCGGTCGATCCCGGTAAATCGTTTCGGAATTTTACGTCGCCGGTGGAGGCATCGAACGAGAACATTCTTAAGGGGTTTGCATCTCTTCGCCCAGAAGGGAAGCGTGAGCGGATGGTGCCCTATCCAATCCGGCTACCTGCAGCGCAGATCGCCGAGCTGGAGCGCCTGAGGGCCGACCGGGGCATCATCCCTGCGGAGTTCATTCGCGACGCCGTGGCAAGCTGCCTGGCGTTGTTGCTGAAGGGCTAAAAATGGGGCGCTGATAATCTCAGCGCCCTAATTTGCCTGGGTTCTCTCCGTGAGGAGAGTTCGTTCGGAACGAGCAGGGTGCGGCTCGTTCCTGATGTCGTTTAGACCTGGTCAACCTTGACGCGCGGCGCAATGGCCGGCTTGCTGACGTAGATCTCGATGCCTCCACCCTTCGATGGGTAGCCAACCTTGAGATTTGGGTGTGCGAGCTTCACCTTCAGCATCGCGGCCTTAATTTTTTTCTTGAGATCGTGTAGATCTCCGTAGTCGCAGCCGAGCTGCTGGCCCAACATCCTCCAGGTGAGAAGGTGTTTCGTTTTATTGCGCTGCTTGAGGTTCGCGCCGATGTAGTTACAAAGCATGTACAGGTCTAGCGCCAGCGGAGACTTCCGCAGCATCCCCACAGCCCGCATGTCGCATGGCACGACGCTTTCCATGATCGCGGCGAAGAAGTCCCGGCTAAGGTCGATGTAGCTACCCCACAACACCGCCTGCTTTGGGTCTTTCTCGTTCCACCGGAGATGAATCTTTGAGGCTACCCGGTACGATTCGCTGTCGTCGGCGAGGATTGTTTTTCCGTCGATGATCTCTCGCGTGTGCGTATAAAAATCGATGTGCGATGAGAACAGGCGTTGTGCCTGTTCTTTGATTCGTGTCGGCACCCCGCGCTTGCCTCTGCCTGATGGCTTTTCGAGATCTAGCTTCTCGATAAACTCGGTCATGCAATGGCCGAGATGGAGTCGGCGGATTCCGGTCCTCTTGGCCTCAGTGACGGCCCAGATGAGGATCAGGCGGGGCATGATGCCATAGGGGTAGCCCATCGAGCGGTCTGTCTGCTCGTCCCAGCCAGGCTGGATGCGGAGGGTGTACTTTCCGTTTTTTCGTCGCCAAATGGGTACGTCGCCGGGGTCGGTATGGGGCAACGTGCATTGGATGAGGAAGCGGGCGAGGTAGGCGGGATCGCCGAGCGGATCTTCCTTGATCTCGACGGCTTGTTCGACGATTTTTAAAGCCGCCTTTGATGCCTCTTTAGCGGCTTCAGTGGCCTTTATTCGTTCAATTAGGCCCGATGATTCTGCGATCTCTGCTAGGGAATTGGGGATTTCGTTCATGAGTTCAGTTCATAAGTCCTTATGAATAGCCACGTTACATCTTTTTTTTACTTTGTCCATAATTCTTTTTAATTTCATATCCCCAAAAGCGTACATAGGGCGAACAGTATTCCACGGGTGCAACGGTACCCCCCTCCCCAACGATCTCTGCGAGTGGAGCGATGATTCGCATTGTTTTGCATGTTTGGGTATTCGCTTTTTCTGTGCCTTGAAATTTTTTACGAATATTTTCCCACCGGGCGATGTGGATCTATAAAGTTTTCCGGGCTGCATCGGTCCCCCCCCCCTAAAGCGAATAAAAAGGGAACTAATTTATAGGGCTGCATCGGTCCCCCCCCCCATCATAAAACCCTTTACTAGAGAGACTATTTACATCATTTGTCTATTTTACGTCTTCGCTTTTTAATCTCCTGTGCATGTATTTTCAAGAAGTTTTTAGATGGCTGCATCGGTCCCCCCTAACAGGGCTGCATCGGTCCCCCCCTAAGACCATATAGTTAAGGCATGTAGTTAAGTACCATGTAGTAGTAACGGCTCGAATCCGGTGGAAAATGTGCAAAAGCCGATCCCGGCCCACGGCACACCCATCCAGAGGCCTACACCTATTTACCAACCCTTTCCCTCCATACAATCCATCAATCTATTGGAGCATGCTTCCACAGCGTATGTGCTTGCCTGTGTCTAGGCATTGTGAGGCTCCCTAGCACCCTCTAAAAGACCTGGGAGAACGCGTGTGGGATCACTGATATAGATAGGTAGTAAAACACTGTATTGCAACAACATACAAAACAATGAATCAAGTACATCATCAAATAAAGAACAAAGAAAATAGACAAACAACGATGAAAACATTAGCCTAAACGAAAATTCACAAATGACCCCTTGTTA